CGCCTCACTTTGGGTTTACGTTCATCCCGTACTTGAAGTTCTATCTCTCTCCAATACTGTATAACTTTTTGACGTATTGTATCTACTAACCCCTCTCCCTCTAAGAACTCCACAAATGGTCTCAGACGATACCCTTTACCTTCCCACATAAAGTAACCTACCTTAGTTCCAAGTACATCTGTGTTAGCGTAGAGCCACTCTATGTTACCACGTACATCGTCAACACCGTAGTTAAAGATAATAGGTATCAAACACTCACGGTATGGACTATCTATACTGTTCTTCTTAATGTAAGCAGCACTGACTATACCACGTATCTTCTTTATGTCCTTACCCTTTACTTTAACAATCTTTTCAATCCTACTCTTTTCACCAACACGCATACGTAGACTACTGTAAAAAGGAATGGCGTTTCCTCCAGGAGTATTCTCCGTGCTACCGAACATGTTCTGTCCTTGGCGTATCTGATTTGTTAACACCACAATCCTGTTCTGTTGTGAAACCCTACGACACAGTTTCCTGAACTCTGTGCTGAATACTTTAGCACGTCTCATTCCCATTGTATCGCCCTTGGTCATTTCCAGCTCTGTACTTAAAGCAGCAGAACTGTCTATGATATCAAGGCATATGTTTGTGTTGTCAACATCTACTAATTTTAACGCTTCCTCCACCGTGTCTGGCTGATCGTATTCTATGTTTTTCCAATCCATACCATAGATCTCAGCGTACTGCTTGTCCATTCTACCTTCTGGATCCCTGAACCTTACCGTTCCACCATTAAATTGACAGGAGGCAGACAGCTCACACGCAATAGCTGTCTTACCTCCCGCCGATGGACCAAAAAGCTCTACCACTTTACCTGCTGGAATACCACCCTCAGGAAACCTTAAACCACTAATACTCAAGTCCAGTAGGGTACTTCCTGTGGATAGAACTTTTTGGGAAGTCAAATTAACTTCTTGGCTTTCTTGTATTTTTTTCTGTTTACGTGCCATTATGCACGGCTCCTTCTAAAAGATTTACGCCCTGCTGTTGCCTGTTGTGGTGCTGGTGCTTCTACTGGTGCTCCTCTGGAACGACCACGTCTTGGAGGCTCTTGTTCCTCAACCACTTCTTCCTCATAATCTTCATCACCAGCAGCCGCATACTCACCTTCCACATCACCATCCCCGACATCTTCACCAACTTCTTCTTCGTCATCTTCAGGAACAACTGCTACATCCTCATCATCCTCTTCTACTTCACCACAGAACACATTTTTAACCTCGTCATACGTAGGGATGTGATAACAATTAGCCAACTCTACCAAATCATCTTGCCACTCTTCAGGAATAGGGTCACGTTCTAACAACTGTACTCCAACATAGTCTGTTTTTAGACCCTTACCTTCTTTAGTAAACTGTACATCACGACCATCTTCTATGTCTGTGAGAGAAACAACAGCACCAGTACGCTTGTTAACACACAAGCCTAAAACAGCACTGTGTATTTTCTTTCCTGGAGCCTCAAATATTTTGTTACCCTCATCCTCTGTTTTCTGGTCGGTTACTACTCTTACATTGTAAAGCACTTTTTTAGAAGGACTAAGGGCACGCATCCTATCATCATCAGGCTCTTCTCCCTTACGTTCACATTCCATTATGTACCGAGCTTTAGCTTCACAAATGTAACACTTCTTGTCAAACATACGTGCGTTGCAAAGGTAGTTATCTTCATTAATACCCACCCCACCATGATAGTAAACAATGTGGAAGAATGTCCACCTGTCCTCTTTAGGTTCAAAGGTTGGAAGTATTGAAATAACATGTGTTTCCTCTGACTTAGGCTTCCACAACATACTCTGAAACTCTGGCTTAATATAACTCTTGTACTTACCAGTCTGGTCACGTTGTTCATACGCCTTGGTAATCTCACTACGATCTACCTTTGGTCTGTTGCTACGCTTTGATGCTGCTGCTTTTGGTGCTACTGTTTTTCCTGCTGCACTTGGTGCTACTTTTCTTTTCAATGGTTTTGGCATTTACTTTTTCTCCCTTCGCTTCATAGGTTTCTTGAGGTTTGTACTAAAGTTCATTTGTTCTACTGTTTTTGATTCTGTTGGAGGATCGGCAAAATAATCAGCCCCCCACAGGAAGATCATGTGTCCCACCATGTCTTTCTTTTGTTTCATCCCTTCTTTCTTAGCCTGTGCTTCTTCTGTTACAGCCTTTTGTTCTACGTACCCTTCTTCAGCTTCCCGTAACTCTCTATCTAAATCATCTACTCTTTCTTGGTAAGACTTATCCAACAACACAGACGACTTTATTTGCGCCTCAGTTACTTTTACACCTTTGGTGTTATACTGTCGGCGTATTTCCATTTCTACTTCACTGTAGATTACCTCCTTTCCCATTTTACAGGCAGAACGTATACTATCTAAATCCAACTTGGCTTTGTCCAAATTGTACAACTGGTCTACATACTCTAACGCATACTTGGTAAACAAAGAAGCTTGTTTCTCACATTCTTCTTCTAGTGCAAACTTATCTACTTTCAAATCTGTCTCCCATTTTTCTTGCACATTTTCTTCTTTCATAAGCCTCCTTTATTGTGTTAATTATTCTACTTCCACTACCTCCGGAGGTACTACATCCCTCCTATACCCACTGGTAAAAGTAGAAGCTTCACCTGTTCCTATCATATCCCCACCATAAGCACCCTTACCATCAAGAATAGCTTCTATAGAAATAGAAGGAACTACCCCACAGGTTTTAGTTTCAAGCAACCCTTCTGCGTTGTATACTTCTATACAACTTAATATAGGAAGAATTATCTGAGAATGGTCTAGCTTCCCCAACACTATCTTAGGACCGTTTTGTCCTATGGTGTCTAAAAGTAACCCCCCAACATTAACTCTTTCTATACTTAGATGTCCTTCTAAAGTTTTAATCCGCAACATTTCCTGTTCAAAGTCACCATACTTTACAGAACATCCCACAGACAACAACAACAAACAAATTGCCATTACTACATTTCGCATAAGTTCACCTCCCTCACGCTAAGAGAATCTTCTATCTGGTCTATACAATCATCAAGGTTATCCAAATGAAAGTCCTCTACTAATGATGTATCCTCAAAGCACTGACGTAATGCCTCAACATGAGTCCTCATTAAAACACACAATGTTCTAGTTGATAAAGCTTCCATAATTATTTTCCTCCTCTTTTCTTTCTAAAAAAGTTTCTAACTACCTTGAACCCCTTAACCACAGCCGAAACACTAACCATAAAGTGCAAGTACCCATACTTATTTTTATCTTGGCGAGTGTTATGTAATGTAGGCATTATTTTTCCTCTAACCCACCAGAAGCATTAACCAACTGCATCCACAATACGGCTTCATCATAAGCAGGATCTAAGAAACAACCTATCAAACTACCGACAAATCCTGCATAAGTAATATCACTGTCTTGTAAAATCTTCCCCAAGTAACTAACTATACCATGCCTTATTCTTTCTGACTCTGTACTTTGTAATGCTACCTTAACATTCTTACGTAACTTATCCCAAGCCTTTTTACCATCTGTTTCTTTAAGCAATATCTGACATATATCTGGTACGGTTACATCTATAACATCTTCTACAATAAGGTGTTCAAAGTCTATTTCACCCTTTACATTCTTGATCTGGTCTAACATCAACAAAGCTGTACGTGGTACACCATTAGCCTTTTTAATTAAAATAGACTTATCTTCATCACTAAGGTTGATATTTTCATTGTCTATTATGATATCTACCAGTTCTGTCATGTTTACTTTGTTCAACTTGGTAACCATGTATGTTGAACATCTATTCTTTACTGTTGTTAAAAGCTTATCCGGTTCAGTACTGCACAAGAAAAAGTAGGTGTGGGGGGGGCAATCTTCTAAGGTCTTTAAAAGGGCGTTGCTTGCTGCACCTGTTAATTGATGCGCTTCGTCTAGGATGCAAGCACGTATTGCCCCCTCCACAGGACGGTAGTACAGGCGACGACTTATATCTCTTATAGTGTCAATACCCCTTGTTTCTGCTGCATTAATCTCCATGATGTCTTGCCCCCTACCATCTAGGGCTTTTGCCATAATTCGTGCTAGGGTGGTTTTCCCACAACCACTCGGACCATAGAACGCATAGGCATGAGGGCGATCATCATCCCCCAATAAATTTAATAACGCCTCCACTACACTGTCGTTACCTACCACATCTTCTAACATTTCTGGACGATAATCAATATGAAATGGCATAACTGTTCTCCTTT